TAGGTGTTCTTCTATTGGTAAGATAATGACTAACAGTAGAAGTAAAACAGAAACACTAAGCAAGACTTGTAAGACATATTTACAGGAACTTGCAGTAGAAGAAATGTACGGCAAACGTAAAGAGTTTAACAGTAGATACACGGACAAAGGCAACGAAGTTGAAGACGATGCAATAAAGCTATGCGAAAACGTTTTAGACTTAGGTTTTATGATCAAGAACGAAGAACACTTTACAAACGACTACTTGACAGGTACACCCGATGTAAACACGGACATTATACTTGACGTTAAATCTTCTTGGGATGCTACAACGTTTCCATTCTTTGCAGAAGACATACCGAACAAAGACTACTATTATCAACTGCAAGGTTATATGGCTTTAACAGGTAAGACTAAATCTTACTTATGTTATTGCTTAGTAAACACACCTACACTTATGGTAGAAGACGAAGTAAGACGTGCACATTGGAAAGAACACTTAATAGATGAAAGTGATGAACTTCGTGAACACGTTGAAGCGCAGCACAACTTTGACAACATACCTGCAGAAAAACGAATAAAAACTTTTGTTATAGAACGTGACGAACAAGTAATAAAAGACATATACGACAGAATAGAAGACTGCAGAAAGTATTACGCAACACTAATAAGCTAAGATATGGACAATCAAATATTTGAACACTACAGAGAATTAAAAAGAAAAGAACAAGAGTCTAAACAACTTCTGAGTAAACTTGGATATGTCATAGGAGACAGAGAAACAATCAACGAGACTGTTATGCTTATCAAAAGCAGAAAAATAGATTTTATAGAAGGTGTTGATCTAATTATTAAAGAACTAAACGAATACAATGCAGACAACGAAAACACGAAAAACTAGCGTTATTCACATAAGAGTAACAGACGAACAAAAGAAGCTTTTAACAGAAAAGGCAAGGCGAACACGAAAGACGTTAAGCGCATACATATTAAGTAAAACAATAAAATGACTACACGCTTCGAAACACAGTCAGACTTGACAAGAGAAGAAAACGCAATTAAAATACTTTGCGAACAAAGCAATGCAAAATATGAAAAGCTTGGCGAAAACGATGTAGACTTTAAAATAACAAAAGACGAAAAGACATATTATGCAGAAGTCAAAGGCAGAAATAGAACCTTAGAAAATTGCTATCCGTTGCCTGTAGCTGCACGAAAGATTGTAAAGCTATGCGATACAAAAGCACCCATTATAATATGGGACTGCGAAGATGCTATAATATACGGCAACGTAAATAAGTTACAAGCCACAGGTAGAACAGGAGGTAGAACGCCAAGAGAAGGTTCTACTAATGACATAGAATTTATGCTATACTTTGACAAACAACAAGAATTAAAAACAATTTTAAAATAAATAACAATGGAACAGAAAGACAACACAGGTGCGATTTTTAAGAACGACTACAAAAAGACGGAACAACATCCGGACTACAAAGGTAAGGCAATGATAGACGGCAAAGTTAAAGACCTTGCAGTATGGTTAAACGAATCACAGAACGGTAAGAAATACTTCAGCGTTAAGTTTTCAGAACCTTACAACGCAGTACAAGAAGCAGAAGCACCAAAGCAGAATATGCCACAAGACTTACCCGATACTGATTTACCTTTTTAGATTAGGTTAAGTTGTTTAGGTGAAGCACTCAGAAATGGGTGCTTTTTTTTATTCACAACGTTTCGTTAATAAGTACGTCTTTACACTACTAGAAAATAATCACTACATTTGTTTAAATACTAATCAATGAAATGGCTTAGTAAAGTTGCAGAACATCACGAAGACTATTTACGAATTGTAAAAAGTTTAGGTGTTGATGACTTAGCAGAAGACATAGTACAAGAAATGTACATAAAGATTAGTAAGTATTGTACACCGGAACGCATACTACAGGAAGACGGAACAGTAAACAAATACTACATAAGATGTGTACTTTACAATTTAGTACACGATTATCGTAAACAACAAAACAAGCATAAGAAAGTTAATATAGAAGAAGTGTACAACTTAGGCGTAGAATACGACTACATAGAAGAAACAGAAGCTTTTACTTCGTTAATCAAAAAAATAGATAGTGAAGTAGAAACTTGGCATTGGTATGATCAAATGTTGTTTAACCTGTATCGTGAAAGTGGTAAGTCAATAAGAAAACTTTCTGAAGAAACACGAATAAGCACAAGCAGCATATTTCAAACGCTAAAGTATTGCAAGAACGAAATACGCATAAATGTAGGCGAAGACTACGAAGATTATGTAAACGATGACTACGAACACTTATGCGAATAAAAGACATAAAAGCAGAAATTAAAAGACTGCAAAGCAAGATAAACGGCAATGCAGAAGAAGACAATGAAACACTACTACAGATAGAAGAACTAAAAAGAATCTTAAATAAAACAAATGGCAAAGAAAGCAACAAAAAAACGAACGACTAAAAAGAAGTCAGAAGGTCTAGGAGACACAATAGAAAAAATAACAGAAGCCACAGGAATAAAAAAAGCGGTCAAGTGGTTAGCAGGTGACGACTGTGGGTGTGAAGAACGTAAGCAATACTTAAACAACTTGTTTAGATATAAAAAACCTTTATGCCTACAAGAAGACGAATACAAATGGCTCACGGAATGGTACGCAATAGACAGACAAGTAATGAAGCCAAGCGAACAAAGACACATGCTTAGTATCTATAATAGAGTATTTACTGCAAACCAACAGGTGACAAACTGCGCTAGTTGTCTAAGAGAAATAAACACGAATATGCACAAAGTCTATAAAACTTACGAAGATGGCAAAAAGGGGTAGACCAAGAAAGATAGAAAGCACAGAACAAATGTATGATATGTTCAAAGCTTACAAGGTTCACAGAAAGACGAATCCTAGAATAAAATACCACTTAAACCAAAGAAGTGGAGATATGGTAGGAGAACCACTAGAAGTACCTTTAACAATGGAAGGTTTTGAAATATTCTGTTGGGAAAAGTTTGACTTAACCGTAGAAAATTACTTTAATAAGAAAGAAGAATACAAAGAATTTTACACCGTCTGTACGCGTATACGCAAAGAAATACGTGAAGACCAAATAAGCGGCGGTATGGTAGGTCAGTATAACCCAAGCATTACACAACGTCTAAACGCACTAAAAGAGCAGATAGAACAAACAAATATAGAACAACCATTATTCCCCGATGTTAAAGAGAACGACAGCGATAAATAAAATCTTAGCGTTAAAAAAACGAATCAAGATTATACAAGGTGGAACTTCTGCAGGAAAGACTTTTGGAATACTTCCAATACTTATAGACAAAGCAGCTAAGAAAGGTGGCTTAGAAATTAGCGTAGTAGCTGAGAGCATACCACATTTGCGTAGAGGTGCGCTTCGTGATTTCTTGAAATGTATGAAGTGGACTAACCGTTTTGTAGACGAACGATTTAATAAGTCACTACTAAAATACGAATTTGCAAACGGCAGCTTTATAGAATTTTTTAGTGCAGATGATAGTAAGAAACTTCGTGGAGGTAGAAGAAATATTTTATATATCAATGAGTGTAATCAAATATCTTTTGAAAGTTTTTTAGAAATGTCTATTAGAACAAAAGACGAAGTATTTTTAGACTACAACCCAACTGCTGAATTTTGGGTACAGACAGAACTTGAAGGACAAGAAGATGCAGAAAAGATTATCTTAACATACAAAGACAACGAAGCTTTAGACGTAGGCATAGTAGAGCAAATAGAAAAGAACATAAAGAAAGCAGAAACTTCTAACTATTGGAAATCGTGGGTGGATGTTTATGTAAACGGTCTTATGGGCAAACTTGAAGGCATCATATTTAGTAATTGGAAGCAGATAGACACAATACCAAAAGAAGCACGACTTGTAGGCATAGGACTTGACTTTGGATATACAAACGATCCGACAAGCTGCATAGAAATCTACAAGCATAACGAAACACGAATACTAAACGAAATAGTATACCAAACAGGTCTGCTAAATTCAGACATAGCAAAGAAGTTGCCTAAAGACGTACCTGTATACGCAGATAGTGCAGAACCTAAAAGTATTCGTACACTACAACTAGCAGGAATCACGATAAAAGGCGTAACGAAAGGACGTGACAGTATTAACTACGGTATTGATGTTATGCAACGTGAAAACTATTTAGTAACGTCTAATAGCACGAATCTAATAAAAGAACTTAGGTCTTATTGTTGGGATACAGACAAGACAGGTAAGAGACTAAACAAACCCATAGACAACTACAACCACGCAATAGATGCGGTGCGTTACCACGAAATGGAAACGCTAGGAATGAACAAGAACTACGGCAGCTACAATGTGCTGTAAAGTACAAAAACACGAAAATTAAGTTATTACTATATGAAGTTAAACATAACACTTCCTACAAGCTTATCTGAAATACCACTAACAAGGTATCAACAATTCATTGAAATGAAAGATAATAGCAACGATGAAGAATTTATAGCGCAGAAGATGATACAGATATTCTGTGGTATTAAGTTAGGCGAAGTTGCTAAAATAAAGATGAAGCACTTGAACGAATTAATCGCACACTTTACAAAGGTGTTTAGTGAAAAGCCACAATTGATAAGACAGTTTAAAATCAAAGACATAGAATTTGGCTTTATACCTAAGTTTGATGACATAAGCTTTGGTGAATATGTCGATTTGGAGAACTACTTAAAAGATTGGAAGACGTACCACAAAGCGTTAAGCGTAATGTATAGACCTATCACAACACGACACAAAGACAAGTATGAAATAGCAGACTACGAACCTAACGAAGATATGCAAGACTTGATGAAGTTTGCACCTTTAGACGTAGCAATAAGCAGCAGTTTTTTTTTGTCGAGTTTAGGCGTAGAATTACTGAAAGCTACGCAGACTTATTTGAAGAAAGAACTGAAGAAGATGACGAAGGATTCAACCAATACTCAGAAAGAGCTCAATTCGGAAAAAATTGGGGATGGTACACTTCTATCTATGGATTGGCTGACGGAGACATTACAAAGTATGACCAAGTTACAAAATACAGACTTACTAAATGTCTCACCTATCTCAGCTTCAAAAAGCAAAAACACGAAATCGAAGCAAGAGAACTTAAACAACAAATGAAACGATAATGAATTATTTCGACATAATAGACAAACTAAGAACACACTTTGAAGCAGACGTACTAGTAAACACAGTCACGCAAGGAAACCTGTTCGACATAGATTTAAGTAAACAAACCATATTCCCACTAATCCACATCGTAGCCAATAGTGCAACACTAGAAGGTAACGTGGTGCGTTACAACATATCTATATTGGCTATGGATATTGTCGACATAACAAAAGACGAAGAAGAAAATAAGTTTGACGGCAATGACAACGAACTTTACATACTTAACACACAGTTACAGGTGTTAACACGGTGTTATGAACTGTTATTAAGAGGCGACCTATACACGGATAAATTCCAAATAGACGGAAACCCAAGCTGCGAACCTTTTGTAGATAGGTTTGAAAACAAACTTGCCGGATGGACTATGACTGCAGATATTCTTATACCTAATGAAATGACTATTTGCTGATGTCACAATTTGACAACATACAAGAACTACTAGAAGACTTTAAAGACAATGTCATTCGTGAAGCTAAGAGCAACTTAAAAACGAAAGGCAATCTTAACAATAGTCTAAGAGGTTTTGTAAAGGAGTCTAAGAACAGTATTCAAATAAGCTTTGAGATGGAAAGTTACGGTGCTTTCGTTGATCAAGGTGTTAAAGGTAACAAGTCAAGTAACAAAGGCAACAGACAAACGGAATCACCTTATAAGTTTGGTACGAATAGTAGTCTTATAGGCAAAGCTAAAGGCGGTATGTCGGGAATTATGACTAAGTGGGTAAAGCAAAAAGGTTTTCAATGGAAAGACAAGGAGACAGGCAGATTTATGTCATATAAGTCTATGGGCTACATTATAGCACGAAGCATATATTCTAAAGGTCTAAAACCTACATTATTTTTTACAAAACCATTCGAAAAGTATTACAATAGACTGCCGGATGAACTTATGGAAATGTTCGGCTTTGATATGGAAAAACTATTTGACCAAATTACAAAAGAAAATTTTAAGAAATGAGTATAACACTTTCACGTTCACCTTACATAATACTAATAAACGAAACAGGTCAGACAGGTTCTAAGATAGAGCTGTTTCTTTGGACTACCGGAAGCCAACCCGCTTCACCACAATACACGTTAAGTAAAAAAATACCTGCTTCAAACAACATAAAGACGTACTATAATGTCTCACCGTATGTACAAGAATACTACAACTTTACGAATTGGGCAAACGGTGGAACAGAACCTTACAATACTTACGATGCAGATATAAGCACAAACTACATAGTAAACTACGCCATAAAGAAGTATAAAGACGTAAGTGGTACGTTTACTTTACTAGGTACAGACACAGGTCAGTTTATGAATGGTTATAATCACTATATGGAAGGGTTTAACACGGTAAGTAGTACAGTTTTACTTTCTGAAGGTAGATACTTTTACAACCACGATAGTGGTGCACTTTCTACAACAATTACTAATATGGCAGGTAGCTTTGACGTAGACCTAGAAGTAAACGATGCTATAAAATATACTAACTTAGTAACAGGAGCAACAAGCACAGTTACTGCCACTACTGCAGGTGTTAAAACCTTTAGTAGAGTTTACTTGCCTTTCTTGTCGCAAGGTAACAAAGTAGAATTTTTAGGTGGTGGTAGTGCAGTACGTTGGACAGGTTTTTTTGAACCACAATGCGAACCTAAATACACGCCTGTAGCCGTAGACTTTATAAATCGTTACGGTAGTTGGGCAAGAATATTCTTTCAAAAAGCAAAAACACGAAACATAAACGCACAAGCAGATACCTATAAAGTAAACCCAAGTGTTTTACCTTATGTGCCTACAAGCGAAGGACAAGTAAGAGAATTTAACAAGAACGGTAAAGAAACAATAAAGTTGAACACAGGATATGTAAATGACTTGTACGGTTCATACATAGAAGAACTATTACTTAGTGAAAAAGTTATGCTTTATGATCCGGAAAAACTTTACAACAATACTGCAAAGTATGCACCTGTAATAGTGCAAAGCAAAAGCTTACTTAAACAAAGAGGTATAAACAAAAAGGTAATGAACTACGAACTTACTTTCGAATTTGCTTTTGACATAATCAACAACGTAGTATAATGCGAACAGTACAAGTTTACATAGAAGGTCAACGCTTAGACTTATTTGATGACGAACAAATTAACGTCACAAGCACACAACAGAACGTTCAAGATATTAGCAAGGTATTTACAGACTTTAGTCAATCGTTTAGTGTACCTGCTTCAGTAAACAACAACGAAATTTTTGAACACTTTTACGAAAACGACATAAATAGTACCTTAGACTATAACATACGCAGAAACGCAAATATAGAAATAGACTACACGCCTTTCAGAACAGGAAAGATAAGTCTTGAAAAAGCGGAAGTAAAAAACAATCGTGCGTATTCTTATCAAATTACTTTCTATGGTGATGTTGTAAGTCTAAAAGATAAATTTGGAAAAGATAAGCTAGTAGACTTGACTTATTTGAATTTACTGTCACACGCATATAATGCAACAGAAATAAAAAACAGAATTATAGACGGTGCAACAGACTACAAAGTAAGATATCCTTTAATATTTAGTAGAGACATAACTTACGGAGGTGGTGGTAGTACAGATATAAACCCAAGTACAGGAAGTGGCGCAGTTAAATTTGACGAATTATTTCCGGCTATTCAGTTAAGTCAAATGTTGGCTGCGATAGGCACAAAGTATAGCATAGCTTTTACAGGTACTTTTTTAGCGACAAAAAGATTTAAGAACGCTTACTTACTTTGTCAGAACGCAGATACTTTTACGTTTTTGACTGCTGCAGAAACCTTAAATATCACGGCAATAAATTACGCAACCGGTGAAAACACGAACCCTGCAAGTACATATTTTAGTATAGCAAACGACACTTTGACTTATGGACACGAATCACCGTCTAGTATGTTCCCAAGTACAACGGCTACTACCTTACCTATCATAAGCATAAAGCACAATGTAAGCATAAATGTCACTAACACAAGTAACACGAACACATACTATATTGACGTTTTTTTAAACAATCAACTTGTGCAGACTTTAGAAGGTTCAAGCACCGGGATAATACCTGTAACAACAGACCTTAATAATGAAATATTAAATAAGCAATATAGGTTTGAAGTTAGAGCAACAGGTGCAGTTGATATAGACTTTACAATACAGTACAATCAAGAATGTGTTGTAGACGTGGGTATTGGTGTACCTGCAAGTATTTTTAACATATACACGGCAACTGCAAATAATATTTCTTTAATAGCAGATATAAGTGTACTTAATTACTTGCCTGATATGACTGTAGAAAACTTTTTTAAAGGCATCTTAAAAATGTTTAACTTGACTTGTTACGGTACAGATACAGACGTTTACCAAATAGAACCACTAAGTGAATGGTACGCAAAAGGTGCAGTAGTAGATATTACCGAATACACGGACATAAAAAGCATAAATATTGATCGTGTAAAGCTTTACAAAAACATAGAATTTAAATATCAAGAAAGCGAAAGCGGAACAAACACAATATTTAAAAACTTAACAAGTAGAGGCTACGGTAACACAAATGAACAGTTTGACTATGACGGTGGTGAGTTTAAAGTAGAACTACCTTTTGAAAATATGATGATGCAAAAGTTTGTAGGTACTAATTTACAAATAGGCGAAACTTTAAATACAGACGGAAATAAATACACACCTAAACCTGTTATATTATATCAATACGATAATCTTACAACGTCTTTTGAATTTACAGACAATAGCACACCGGTAACACTTACTACTTATGCACCTTTTGGTCAAGACGTCTTAGACACGAACGTAAACTACACATTAAACTTCAACGCAGATATAAGCACTTTGCTTGATGCTATTGTGCCAAACACTTTGTTTAGTGTTTACTATTTTCCTTACTTGAGCAATCTTTACAATCTAAAGAATAGGCAAACTAGCGTAAAAACGAACCTACCTATAAGTTTACTTACAAACCTAGAACTAAACGACAGACTTATAATAAGAGACAAGCGTTATATCATAAACGATATGAAGTCTAACCTTACTACAGGTCAAGTAGAATTCACTTTACTAAACGACTTTAGTGATGTAATAAGTCAAGGTGGAGGCGAACCGATAGAACCACTTTTACCTAGTTTAGATGCACAATGTATAGACGTTAGAATACTATTTCCTAACGGTGCAGTAAGTGCTACTATAGCCACAACAGATGCAGGTGTAACTATAACGCCAAGCACGTTAACAACAGACGGCACAGTTGAAGTATGTATTCCGGCAAACACAAATACTGTAAAGTTGATCGTAACCGAAGACGATGCAGACAACATAAACACGGAAGACTTTATACGTCTAAGAACTGAAGAAGGAACTGTAGCAATATACACTTTGACAGTTACCTATACTTTTGCAGATGGCACTACCGCAGCAAACCAAATATTTATACAACAACAACCATAATGTTAAAACACATAATTGACTTACTACAAATAGATGACTTCTTAGAAGAAAGCTACAACATACAAGTAGCTAAAGGTTTATACGCTATGCCTAAAGGATTAAAGGAAACATACAAGCAGAAGAAACGTGAACAAGTGTTAAAAAAAAGACTTAAACAATGGCAGACAAAACAACAAAAATAATTGAAATTGAAGTAGAATTGGAAGGTGGCGAAAAGGTCACTAAACAATTTGAAAAATTATCTGACGGAACACTTAAAGCAGTTGATAGTGCAAAAAAACTTGATGCAAAGTTTGAAGATATATATGAGAATATAGAACCGCTTACAACAAGAATGGGTGAAGCTGAAGACCGCCTTTATGAATTAGCTTTAGCAGGAGACACGACAAGCAAAGAATACCAAGAACTTTTAACAAAGGTAGGTCAATATAGAAAGGTACAAATACAAACTGATATTGCGGTAGATGCGGCAGCGACAACATTAAGCCAAAAACTTGGAGGCGCTTTAACAGGTGCGACAAGCGGTTTTGCTGCAATACAAGGTGCAATTGGATTAGTTAGCACGGAATCTGAAGAATTGAACGCTGTATTATTGCGTGTTCAGAGTGCATTGGCTTTGTCACAAGGCGTACAAGGTGTAAAAGATGCAATACCCGCATTTCAGCAATTAGGTCAAGTTGCCGTCAAAGCTTTGACAAGCATAAGAAACGCTATAGGCGCATTGGGTGTTGGTGCATTAGTGTTTGGTATAACATTTCTTGTCACAAAATTTGATGAGATTAAAGAGATATTAGGCATCAACAATAAAAGCCTTGAGGAGCAACTTGAAATTGAAAAGAAAATTTCAGAAGAAAAGCAAAGGCAAAGGTCTTTAATGGATGAAGAGATAAAAAGTAGTAACAACACATTAAAAAGCAAAATTGAAATTCGCAAACTTGAAGAAGATATAAAAGACCTTTCTATTGATCAAGAAAAAAATCAAGATGAAATTTTTGAAAAGCAAAAGAAAATTTTGGACTTAAAAAAAATTCAACTTGATGCAGAACTTTTTAGTTTAGAAGGTTTATTGTCTAAAGAAGAACAGGTAAATAGACAAATTGAAATTGCAGCAATTAGTAGAGAAAAACGAAGATTAATTGCTCAAAGAGAATTTGACCTTGCTCAACAAGCAGAAAAGAAAAGACAAGAGGCAGCAGCAAAAAAAGAAACTGACGAAAAAGCAGAAATTGCAAGACAAAAAGAACTTGCAGAATTAGAAAGACAACGTCTAGAAAACCTAGAAAATCTTAAAAATCAATTACTAGACGAAATTGCCGAAGTTGAAGAAGAAAACTTTGAAAGAACTTTAACAGAACAAGAAAAAGAAGTAAGAGCAGTTGAAGAAAAGTATTTTAGACTTATTGAACTTGCAAAGCAAAACGGATTAGATACTACGGAACTAGAAATTGGAAGGTTAAACGAACTAAATGACATCAATTTAGAATATGCAGATAAGCAAAAGGCAATAGACGAACAAGTTGCCGCAAACAAAAAAGCTTTAGATGCAGAAGAAATTGCAGCAAATAAAGAAGTTTTGGACAAACGTTTGCAAATGACAAATGATGCCTTTGGTGCTATTAGTGGACTTGTAACTGCACTTGCAAAAGATAACGAAAAGTCACAAGAAAAAGCGTTTAAGATAAACAAAGCAATAAGCATAGCACAAGCAGTAATAAATACGGCAGGTGCGATAACGGCAGCAATTAATCCTGCAGTAGGTGGTTTAGGTATTCCGGCAGGTTTACCGGGTGCAGCACTTGCAGCAGCTACAGGTATAGCACAAGTAGCAACAATTGCCAAGACAAAGTTTGAAGGTGGTGGCGGTGGCGGTGTAGATGCACCTGCTACAAGCGTAGAAGCACAAGCACCACAATTTAACGTTGTAGGTGATAGTGGTGTAAACCAATTAGCACAATTACAACAACAACCGACACAAGCTTTCGTAGTTAGTGGAGAGGTTACAACGGCACAAGCTTTAGATAGAAACCGTGTGCAAAATGCAACACTTTAACAATTTAAAAGTTATTATAATATGAACAAAGAATCAAGAGCGTTTAAAATCGTAGAACTTGTAATAGACGAAAACGATGACCAAGCAGGTATAGATGCAATTTCAGTAGTTTCAGAACCGGCAATTCAAGAAAACTTTGTAGCACTAAATAAACACGAAATACTTTTGAAAGAAGTAGATAGTGAAAAGCGTATTCTTATGGGTGCGGCTTTAGTGCCTAACAAACAAATTTACAGACGTAACGACAAGACGAACGAAGAATACTATATTTACTTTTCAGAAGACACAGTTAGGAAGGCTTCAGAACTATTCTTTAAAAAGTCTAATCACCAAAACGCAACTTTAGAACATAGTGAAAAAGTTGACGGTACTACAATAGTTGAAAGTTGGATAGTAGAAAACAGTAAGACCGACAAGTCTGCACTTTACGGTATGGATATGGTGAAAGGTACTTGGATGGTGTCTATGAAAATCGATAACGAAGACATATACAAAAAAGCCAAAGACGGTGAAATAAAAGGTTTTTCTATTGAAGGATATTTTGCAGATAAGTACGACTTAAACACGGAAACACTTGAAGAACTAGAAGAAAGGTTTACAATAGAAGAACTTAAAGAACTTCTAAGCCAAGAAAAACTAGCATCTTATAATGACTACCCGGAAAGTGTAAGCAACAACGCTAAACGTGGACGTGAACTAAATAAAGCAGTAGGTAATAAGTGCGCGACACGCATAGGAAAATTAAGAAGTAAGCAATTAATGGACAAAGAAAAGTTGTCGGTGTCTGTGATTAAACGCTTGTATTCTTATTTAAGTAGAGCAGAAGTTTACTATGATCAAGGCGATAAAGAAAGTTGCGGATATATTTCCTATTTACTTTGGGGAGGTAAATCTGCGAAGACATGGGCAGAAGCAAAGCTTAAACAAATAGAACGTGAAGACTTAGCAAGTATGGTAGTAGATGACAACTATGCTATTATAGACGATAGACTAGCGTATTCTTCTAAAACTATGGCAGAAAAAGCAGCTAAAGACGTAGGTGTTGAAGGCATACACGAACACGAATACGAAGGTAAGACTTGGTATATGGTAGGCAAAACACACATAGTAGATATGTACGGTAAATGTCCTAAAGGTTACAAAAAAAAGAACGGCAAATGCGTAAGAAAGTAAGTAAAAACACAAGCAAAGAAACACAAGGTAAAGCCACAGGTAAAGGAGGCAAAAGAGGTTGTTTATGCAAAGACAATACATACTCTTCAAAGTGTTGTGATGGCACACTTAGAGCGCAAGGAATAGGCAAGATTTAAAACGAAAATGCAACAAACAATTTAAAATAAAGTTATTATAGTATGAATCCACAAATGAACA